CGTTTGCTGGCCCGTGGGGCCAGGGGGGTAGCAGCCAAGGGGGCCGAGCGCTTAAAACGGCCTACAAGGCCCTTAAACGCGGGGTTGGCTTAAGTCTCTGTAATTACAGGGCCGGGGCCGTGGCCTGGGCCTGGGCCTGGGCCTGGGCCTGGGCCTGGGCCGGGGCCTGCTAAGAAGAGGCAGGGACTAAGCTCCTCTATAGGAAAACCCCTTTTCGTTTCCAAAATAGACCTTAGTGCCGCCTCACTTAAAAAAGAGAATTTTATGAACCGAGGCGTAGATCCGAGTGGCGTAGATCCGAGTGGCGTAGATCCGAGTGGCGAAGAAATGCAGGGACTTGTCATCAGGTCGACGTCGCGTTTATACTCACTTTCATGCAAGAAGATCTAGGTTCTCAGCCAGCCGCCGTCGACCCTCTGCTTGGGAAGATCGTACTGCGGCCATTCAAAGATGAGGACGAGAACTTCGTATTTCGCACTTGGCTTGAGCACTATCGCCAGCAATCGAAGATTACGAAGAACATTCTTAAGACGACGTACTTCGCTGGTCAGCACAAGGTAATCGAGAGAATCCTCAAGCGCTCTCTCACCATCATCGCTGCTTTTGAGGACTCTCCCAGCACCATCCTTGGGTACCTAGTATTAGAGATGACCACGCCTCCCACCATCCATTGGATGTATGTGAAGGGATCTTGGCGGCGGATGGGCATCGCCAAGTCGTTGCTGGGCAAGTTGAACCCGAACAGTTGTGCATTCACACACTGGACGGATGAGGTAGATGCATTCCTCAGGCAGCGTTGGCCTGGGGCTGTCTATAACCCGTACAAAGCATGAGGTAGCCAATGGCGAACATTCCGCAGCAGCCGCAGAAGACCGTTGTCCCTACTATCGTCTCCCCCGACTTCGCACCGTCTGAGGTCAGGGCCAAGTATCGCCGAGTCAGTCACATCCGGTGCAAGTCTGGCGAGACTACCCAGATCGCAGCACTGGGAGGCAGTCTGGACGAGTCCAAGCATGACGTTGAGATGTACCTCGCTACTGACATGAATGGCGTGTACGTGTACGCCCTGCTCGCCGGCAAGATGCACGAGTATCTCATGCCGATGGATCTCTTTTGCCACATCGAGCTGGAGACTGAAAACATCAAGCAAGAGCGCCTGGATCGTGAGGCCAAGGCCCCCAAGAAGGCTTAGATCATGGCTCGCGTCAAGGCAAAATGGGTCAAGGCGCACCCGGTAGAGGTGCCGGAAGTTGGCGCCTTCGTGGGATCCAAACCGCAGTACCGAAACTACGTGGTCGGTCGCAAGCCGGGCCACCCAACGCACGAGTATTATGTGAAAACCAAGCGTGTAGGGAATATCGCCTCCCCCAGGCGGCTGCATACAGCGCTGCGCCGCAGGCAGTGCGTGCTGCTCCGCTTGGCGGGTAAATCGTACGTAGAAATCGGCGAAGAGATGAACATCGGCGCCTCCCAGGCGTGGCAATACGTCACCAGCTCGGTAGAATTGTTGAACGACACCATCAAGGAAAAGCTGCCGATGGTGATCGACATGGAGCTGCAACGGCTTGACTCTATGCTAGCCGAGCTGTGGCCCAACCGGCGGGACCCGAGAACTGCGGACTCCATTCTGAGGATCATGGACAGGCGTTCGAAGTTCCAGGGCCTGGATGCGGCGGAGCGTAGGGAAGTGCATGTGACCGGCTTGGAAGGCGTGTCTAATGAAGAAATCATCCGTCGAGTCCAAGGTATCATTGAGTCCCAGAAAGAGGGAGGAGCTGGAGACGCTGCTGACGGAGCTGAAGAAGAGAAGTGAGCCGTGCTTCGTTGACGGCAAATTCCCAATGCAGAAGAAGTTCATCCGCGACCCTGCGTTGCGGAAGGTGGTCCTGTGCACCCGTCGTAGTGGTAAGAGCTTTGGTGGGGGCAGCTACCTGCTGAAGGTTGCGTACCAGAACCCAGGTTGCAGCGTGCTGTACATCGCGCTTACTAGAGAATCAGCCAAGAACATCATGTGGAAGGATGTGCTCAAGGTCCTGAATAGGAACTTGGACCTGAACGCCAAGTTCCACGAAAATGATTTGACGTGCACGTTGCCCAATGGGAGCGTGGTCAGGTTGCTGGGTGTAGACTCCACTGAAGAGGAGAAACAGAAGATCCTTGGGCAGAAATACGCGCTCGTGATCATTGATGAAGCCGCCCAGTTCAGTATCGATCTTAACGAATTGATCGTTGGAGTGCTTACCCCCGCCGTCAGTGACTATCGAGGAACGATCTGCCTGATAGGAACGCCCAGCAACCTGCGCAAGGGTTTGTACTTCGAGCTAACCAACGGCCAGGATCCGGGGGTGTCCGGTACTTGGGAAACTAGGGGCTGGAAAGGCTTTCGGTGGTCCGCGTTCGATAATCCGTACATGAAGGTGCAGTGGCAGGAGACTATCGACGCCCTGAAGGCGTCGAACCCAGCGATAGAAGATACGCCACTGTTCCAGCAGCACTACTACGGAAGATGGGTTATCAATGATGTTAACCTTGTCTACAGTTACGTGCCGGGCCGAAATGACTTTACCAAGCTTCCAGATCTTGACAACAAGCGAGGACGCTGGCACAACGTGCTTGGCGTCGACCTGGGGTACGACGACCCTAGCGCGTTCAGCCTATGTACGTACCACGATTTCGACCAGACACTGTATGTCTTGGAATCAGAGAAACAGAAAGGCATGGACATTACCGCCGTCGCCAATAAGATTCGAGCATACAAAGTTCGTTGCGAGATTGATACGGTCATCGTGGACAATGCCAACAAGCAAGCCGTGGAAGAGATGCGCAAAAGGCACGACTTGGCGCTCCGTGCGGCGGACAAAACTGGAAAGGCCGACTTCATTGAATTGATGAATGCTGAGTTCACGATGGGGCGCATCAAGCTGTGCCTGAGCAAGTGTCAGGAGCTGTCGGAAGAGTATGGCGGTCTGATCTGGGATGACCGAGCGGCAAGGCGCGAAGAACATCCTGCTTGCGATAATCACTGTACTGATGCTACGTTGTACGCGTGGCGGCATTGTCATCAGTATCTAAGCCAGTCTCCGTCTGTAGCCCCAAAGCCAGGGACCTTCGATTGGTTTGCAAGGGAAGCAAGGGAAATGGAGGAGAGGGAACTTGAGAAACTCGAAGAAGAGAAGTTCCGAGAAAAAGAATACCAGCGCTCCCCTTACAACTGAAGAAGATCGGCTTGCAGGCATCGCAGAAACTATGAAGAAGATGGGCGTGGCGCGGTATGTCACGCCTGAACTGACGATTGAGCTGCACGCATCTGCTTTCACCATGTTCGTCTCCAACACTACTACCGATATCAAAAAGGCACTCAGTCTACCTCCCAGCCAAGAGGAGCTGTGCCGTTGCGGGCACGAGTTCACTGCGCACAACGAATGCGGCTGCCTGCTCGGCTGCCCCGTCTCGAAGTGTGCGCCTCCTGAATAATGAGGTAGGCCATGTCGTTGGATTTCCGGGATTTCCATGAGAAGGGCAAGAAGCCGCTGAATAAGCGCGTCTCTGAGAATATGCGTTGGTGGGAGATGAAGGGCAAGGACTGCGCCCATGCCATTGATCGTACTCTTGAAACCATCAGCAAGAATCAGGCTGAGCGCATTCGGCAGCAGTTGATCTGCTCGCGATTGTATGGGAATCTCAGTACGATGGGGCCAAACGGCTTGACGTTCAGCAAGCTAACAGCGGTACACCCCACCCTGCGCGAGCACATCAGCTACAACGTGGTTCAGTCGGCTATCGACACCATCGTCAGTCGGATTACAAAGAACCGACCTCGTCCGTTCTTCGTTACTAGTGGTGGTGATCACAAAACGCAGAAGAAGGCCAAGGACCTCAATAAATTTATAGACGGTATGTTCTATGAGCAGAAGGCATATGAGCACGGCACCATTGGCATGCGTGATGGTTGTATTTGGGGCGATGGTCTGACGAAAGTTTTGGAGAAGGACGGCAGGGTCGCCTATGAGCGAGCGCTGTCACAGGAGTTGTGGACCGACGAGCTGGAGGGATTCTACGGGTTCCCGGCGTCTCTCTATCACTGTCGCTACGTTGATAGAGATAAGGTCCTGGCTGAGTGGGGAGATGAATTTCAGCATGAGATCGAAGACGCGCAGCCAGCTAAGCCAGATCCAGCAGGTACATTCGGCACAGTGAGTGATCTTGTGCAGTTGAATTCTTGCTGGCATCTTCCCAGTAAGCCAGGGGCCAAGGACGGGCGCTACGTCATCAGTCTTGATGAGGTGGTGTTGTATGAAGAGCCGTACGAGTGGATGTTCTATCCATTTGCACGGTTCCAGTGGACACCCGCCCAGTTCGGTTATTGGGGCAAGGGGCTGGCGGAGAGTATCCAGAACATCCAGATCGAAATCACCAAGTTGCTGACTTTGATTCAGCGCAGTTTTCACCTGGGCGGTAGTTTCAAGGTGTTGCTTGAGAACGGCAGCAAGGTTGTCAGTGATCACTTGAATAACGATGTCGGTGCCATTATTCAGTACAACGGTACGAAGCCGGAATACGTGATCCCACCGCTGGTGCCGCCTGAGATCTACGCACACTTGCGTACGTTGAAGGAAGCTGCGTACGAGCAGGCGGGTATTAGCCAGCTGAGCGCGGTCAGTAAGCTGCCAGAGGGACTGGAATCTGGCAAGGCCATGCGGACCTACAACGATATCGAGTCTGAGCGCTTCATGACCATTGGGCGCCAGTACGAGCGCTACTATCTGGATCTGGCTAGGCTGTCCATTGAAGTGGCAAAGAAGATTGCCAAGCGACACAAGGGCCACTACAAGGTCAGTGTTCCTGGCAAGAGGTTTTTCGATACGGTGGACTGGGCGGATATCGATCTGACGGAAGATTCCTTCATGATGCAGGTGTTCCCTATTTCAAGCTTGCCCAACGACCCGGCTGGCCGACTGCAGACCATCCAGGATTACATCGGGGCAGGGTTCCTTACTCCGCGTGAAGGTAAGCAGCTGTTGGATTTCCCGGACTTGGAACGTGTGGAAGGACTGAACAGCGCTTACGAAGAGTACCTGCAGAAAAAGCTCGACAAGATGATTGAAGACGGCGAGATGTTCGTTCCGGAGCCGTACGACGATCTCAAGTTAGCCCACGAGTTGGCGATTGAGTACTACCAGCGTGGCAAGCTGCAGGATTTGGAAGAAGAGAAGCTCAACTTGCTGCGAATCTTCATCAGTCAGATTGAAGCACTGGTCAAGATGCTGACGCAGCCGCCTATGGGTGCACCTGTGCCGGGCCAACTGCCTCCAGGCGCGCCTGGACCCGCAGCGCCGGGTCCTGGCATGGGGCCACCTGTATCGCCGCCTATGCCTGTCCCGCCTAGTGGACTTGTTCCGCCGAGCCCCCAACCGCCCGGTGCTACCGGGTAATACCGAAAGGATGTACCAGCCATGGCTAATCCGTCCGCCCCTGTTGCTGCGCCCACCGTGCCTGTTACGCAAGCCGCGCCAGAGGCCAAGCCCTCTGATGCCATCGTTGAGAAAGTGCCCGCCAAGGCCGAGGCCAAGGTAGAGACTAAGCCGGATGCTAAGTCCGAGCCCGAGCCTACTACCACGACAGACCCAAAGTTCGTGGCAGCTGCGGCTGAGTTGAAAGCACATCAGGAACGCCTGCTCAGGGGTTACCAGGAGATGAGTAAGCGCGAGAAGGACATGGTAGCTGAGAAGCAGAAGATTGCTTCTGATAGGGCGGAGTTGGCCAAGGTGCGAGATCAGCTCGCGGAGTATGAGAAGGCTAAGCAGCTTGCCAAGAAGAATCCTGTGGCACTTCTTCAAGCTTCTGGCATTTCTTACGACGACGTGGCGGAGTACGTCATCCGCAGTGGTAAATCACCAAAGGAGCTGGCTGAGAACGCCAAGCTCAGTGAGGTAGAGGAGATCGCTAGGAAGAATGCAGAGGAACTTGAGAACTACAAGAAGTCAGTAGCTGATCAGCAGAAGAAGGCAGAGCAGGATGCAATAAAGGCCGAGGAAGCCGCAACGCAAGGTAAGAGGGCCAATTTTTACAACTCGGCTATTGCATTCGTCCAGCAAAACATGGCACAGTATGAGTTGACGAACTTGCACGAAATGCAGTTTGAGGTCCCTTCGCTGGTTGAAAAGGTTTACGCGAAGACTCACAGACTGCTGACCGTGAAAGAGGCTGCGGAACAGGTAGAAGAATATCTGATTGAGCGAACCAAGAAGGTGATGAACAGCGAGAAGTGGAAGAAGCTCACCGCAGCAGAGCAAGCAGTCGTAACAGCGAAGGCAGCCGCCGAGACCTCCAAGGGCGAAGCGCCAGATACGCAAGAACAGCCACGAACCACGGTGGACAATTCACTGTCCGCAACCACCAAGCCGTCTAAGAATGTGAAAAGGATTTCGCATCTTAGTTCGGAGAAGGACGAGCAAGATCGTATGGCTCGTGCGGTGGCGGCATTCAAAGCTGCTCGTGCGAAAAGCAAGTAACCCTTGATCGCGCCTGGAAGGCGCTGAGGTTTTTCAAATGGCGAATCTAGACCTGACTGCAATGTCTGCAGCGCTGAAGGAGTATTACCACGGCCAGAAGGTGAACGATCTGGTCTACAAGAAGAATCCTATGTTTGCCCTGCTTAAGAAGGATACCAAGGCGGGCGGCAAGGTCATCCCGGTCCCCCTGCAGTACGGTGTTTCGATGGGACGCAGCGCGGACTTCGCGACTGCGCAGGTCAACCAGACTGCGGCGCAGCTGGCTGAGTTCATGCTGACCCGCAAGCATGACTACGCCATCGCGACTATCGATAACGAGACGCTGGAAGCTACCCAGGACGATGCTGAGGCCTTCGTGGCGGCTAGCAAGATCCACATCGACAGCGCCTTCAAGGTGATTACGCTGTCGCTGGCGAGTGGTCTCTTCCGCACTGGCACGGGCTCCATCGGGCAGAGTGACGGCATCTCGACCGGTGTTATCACTCTGTCGGACCCGCTGCAGGCTACGCAGTTTGAGCCCGGCATGACGCTTACTGCGCACGCCACGGATGGCGCGGCTGCGCGCGGCGCTCTCGGGTATGTGCTCGCGGTCAATGTCACCACTGGTCAGATCACTGTTAGTGACACGTCGCTTACCGGTTCCGCTGGTACCCCTGCTTCTTGGTCCAACAGCGTCGGTGGCGACTTCCTCTGTGTGCAGGGCGATGTTAACGCAAAGGTCAGTGGTCTTGCCGCGTGGCTGCCCATTGTGCGCTCTGGTCTCGCCACCTCGTTCTACGGTGTCAACCGGAGCATCCACCCGACCCGCCTCGCTGGTGTCTACTACGATGGTTCGCTGCAGGCCATCGAAGAGGCTATCATCGACGTCAGCAACTTGGCGGCGGAGCAGGGCGGCTCGCCTGATAAGTTCATCACGAACTACCGCACGTACAGCGCGCTCGTGAAGAGCCTCGGGACCCGTGTTCAGTATGTCGATCTGGAGAGTGACGCCAACATCGGTTTCCGTGGCATCCGCATCCACGGCGACGATGGAGAGATCGATGTGATTCCTGATCACAACTGCCAGGGCAAGTTGGGCTTCTTGCTTGACATGAACAGCCTGACCCTGCGCAGCGTTGGCGACGCTCCGCACATCGTGACCTATGGCAAAGAGGGTCTCGAGATGCTCCGCGTGTCGAACGCCGACGCGGCCGAAGTTCGTATTGCGTACTACGCGAACCTCGAGTGCAATGCTCCGGGCTGGAACGCGGTCGTTGCCCTCGGCGCCTAACGTTTCACTGACCTGAGACGGTGCGCTGCCTGTGTAAGGTGGCGCACCGTTTTCAAAGGAGTAAATCATGGCTTGGAACGTTACGGCTTCTATGACGGCGACTCCCGCCAGCCCCGTGCACGGCCAACCCTTCATGGTGGCGGTGACGGTGAGCAACCCCGGTTCCGTTGACGGTCAGATGCAGGCTGTTGAAATCAATGGAGACCCGAATACCGATGTTCTATTCGGGGCTCCTCCGGTTCTGGGGAAGCAGATGGCTGGCACGAACCTTCCCGCGAATAACAACAACCCCACTATCGCTAATGGTGGCGGATCCGCTGTGTACACCTTCTGGGCTATTTGTCCCACCGCGCGCAGCGGCCTTCGCATCGGCTCTGCCGTGTACATCAAGAATACGGGCACTGGCTACCCGATTTTGATTCTCCCGACAGATCTCTCGTTGACGGTAACTTGATATAGAATTGAGGGGCTTGGCGGTTGTCGTCAGGCCCCTCCTGTCCGTAGCGGGGGCGCGTAACGGACAGGCTGTTTCCGCCCTCCCAGTCAATACTGGGTCTTAAAAGGAAAGAGAACCATGGCGAATAAAATGTTCACGGAGTTCCGACAGTCTCTTGAGAAGAAGGTCTGTGACCTATTCGGAAAGATTAACTTCGGAACCAACGGTGCGCCGACGCTCGTGTCTGTTGACGCCACTACCAAGGCCAGCTACAGCAAGGGCCTCAAGACTTGTGACAGCCCGGCCAGCTCCGGTGTGTACGCGCTCGGCCTTGACAATCCGTATGTCAAGCTTCTCGGTATTAATTTCAACTTCGTCGGTTCGCAGATTCCTGCGAATATGGGCATTTTCTGCATTGATGCTCTCTCCAGCCTTGGCGGCGTGTGCGTCGTCAAATTCGCGTCGGTCGTCGCTACGAACGCCATCACCATCAATGGTGTGGTGTTCCTCTGTGTGGCTAGCGGCGCGACTGGCAACCAGTTCAATGTTGGTGGCACTGATACTATTTCGGCTACAAATCTTGCAGCCGTCATCAATGCATCCGTCACGGCCGGCATAGCCGGCATGGTGACTGCTACCAGCATCGGGCCAAATCTCATCATCAAGTCTACGAAGAAGATTCCTGCTTCGCAGACTGCTGGTGCGACGATGACGCTTGCTCCGGCGGCCAACACCAACGGCTGGCCGTCGATTGTCTTCGTCACGTGCACGGGTGCTACTATCGGCGCGCCGGCCAGCGGCGAAATGGTGCTCTTTGAGGTCAACCTCAGCAACACCAACGCGTTCTGAAAGTGATGGCAAAACCACATGGCGAAAGGAATGGGTGGAATTGCTGACGCGCTTGCTCAGAAGATGACTGCCAGCGAGCCTTCTGAGGACCCGGCGGATGGTACGGACGGCAATGCTACGATGGAGGAAGCGGCGCAGAGTTTCATGGACGCCATTCAAGAAGGCGACCCCTCCAAGGTGGCTGATACGTTCAAGACACTCTTCCAGATGTGTGAGGATGAGCCTCACGAGGAAGTAGGTACGCCAGCTGAGTAAGTAGTCAGGATAGCGGGGCCGGGTAACCGGCCCCGCTGATGTCAGGAGCCTTCCCATGGCTACTTTTCCGACGATGACGTTGAATGATCTTCGCACTGAGATTTATCAACGTGCAGATCAGCTTATTGATGCTTTCGTTTCGATTTCTGAAATGAATGCGTACATCAACGAATCTGCTGCGGCGTTGTACGATCTTCTGATTCAGAAGTACGGAAACAATTATTTCGTAAAGTACCCTGCATATTCTTTTACTACAGATGGTAGTACTGACAGATACCCGCTTCCTTCTGATTTCTACAAGTTGCTTGGCGTGGATTTACAGATTTCCGGGGCAGGCGTTAGCAACGGCAAGCTGACGCTGCGCCCATTCAACATGGCGGATCGTAATAGGTTTGTGTACCCGAACGTACAGGTTACATTCGGCATTATGAGTAATCTACGGTACAAGCTGCACGGTAATAATCTCTGGCTTGTGCCGATGCCTGCTGCTAATC